CTTAGCTTAGAAGAATTGATAACAAGTAATTAAGAGGAATTTCGATGAGTGCTTTTGAAACATACGTAAATACCGAACTTCCAAATAGACCAACTCTATTGACATATGAATTGACAAGTTATCAGGGAAATCCCAATAGCGGTAGCATTCCAGCTATCATGCAGAACTGTCCGAAGGGAACGCTATTTCTAAACAATATAGATTCAAGTCTGTGGAAGAAGCATAGTGCTGCTACTGGATCTTGGGTAGAGATGATTGACAGTGGAGATCTTTATACAAGTGCAGTGCAGACTTATTACGTAGATCCTGTTTCTGGAAGTGATGCAAATACTGGAAGCGCTTCCAATCAAGCATTCCAGACGTTGACGAAGGCTTTGTCAGTCATACCACTGATTGTCAACCACGACCAGACCATTCAAATTGCGGCTGGGACCTTGGTGGATACGATACCAATCTATGTATCGCCGTTCGACTGTGTTTCGGGTTCAGTTATTGTCCAAGGAACCATGCAGGACGTTTTCCCTACCCAAGGGATAGCTACCGGCACATTCGACGCTTCTTTTGCTGGTCAAACCTATGTGCAGACGGCCACCTGTGCGGGTGGTGGGTGGGCAGTTGATGCGCTCAGGGCTGGTACTTGGGTAGAACTGACCTCCGGTCCGGGTCTTGGAATGCGTTTTCCTATTTCGTCCAATACGGCAACTTCATTGGAAGTAGCCTGTCAAGTAAATAGCTCCACCGGAGGAGGTATTGATTTCCAAAATCAGACGTTTAAGTTTGTGCGTCCGGCAACAACCATAAGCACATCCGGCACTACGCCTTCAATGATTTTCCGTGGCGGGTCGAGCTATCACCTTGGTACACCATCTACACCTGCCATACCCGCAACCGGGGTGTTTGAAGCTCAGGTAAGCCTACGACAAATTTCTTTTAAAACCGCAGCGTCTAGTAGCGCAGCGTCCATATACACAACAGGTGGGGCTGGCATTCAGTTGGTAGACTGTGGGTTTTTGGACGCCAACGGAAATGGCGGAGTCGCAATAAACGCAGCCCCCGGAAACGGAGCGCTCAACATATTGCGCTGTCTTTTTAGTTGCAACAACTCAAATCGTCAGCACTGCTCATTTACGGGTCGTGTCGGCTTTGTTTACTACTCGTGCTTTGACAGAGGTTCATCGGGGGTATCGGCGACGGTGGGTTCGATTGTACAGATTGGAGCAATTTTTAACGGCCAAACTGTCGGTCTACTGTGCTTAGCAGCCTCAAGGGTGACGGGAACTTGGATATTGGTTAAGGGTTGTATTAACTCTGGCTGTCAAGTATATGGAAACTCGGTGATTTCCTTCACTGGGGCGGTTCCCGGCCGTGTTTATTTCGACGCCAACGCAACGGCCATAACGGCCGAGATTACCACATTGGCAAACCAGCGCGGCGGGAGGTCTTCTGTACAATTTAACGCATCTGTAGCTGGGGGTGTTGTCTTGAATGGTGGTACCACACTGATATCGCTCAACAACAACTCTGAACTTTTGATTACCGGTACTGTGGCCGGAGGTGTATCTCTACTGAACGCTTCCGGATGGGCGGTCAACATGGCACCGACCCTTAGCGCAGTTTACAACACGGCACAGGCTTCGACTGGCCTCACTATGTCTGGCAACGTTTCCGGAGATTTCACCCTCGATGGCACAACCATTACCAGCTTGGCTTCGCTGAGGGCTTTGACTCCGAAGCGGATTGTAGACTTGACGAATTTTAACAGGTTGGTGGAGGTCTAATATGGGTTCTCAAATTCAGGGAAACACTTACGTTTCCAACATCCAGATGGTCAACAAAATCACAACCGATACGACCATTTATGTCACCACTACTGGAAACGACACGACTGGCGACGGAAGCGTTGGCAACACTAACGGCATTGTACTTAATAAGGGTGCAAAAGCGCAGATTGATGCAAACGCAATTTTAGGTGCGACTACTGATATCACCTACGACGGTGTGAACGCCACCCTAGCTTCCATGCGGTCAGCCTCACCTAAGTTACTCACTAATGCCTATGGTACAATAATCTACGAATAGAACATAAGAAGATATTTAGGCATTAAGCAAATTGTCGACCATAACTAGAATTAGGTGTCATTTCAAAATGTATAATTTCAAAATGTATAATGGAGCTTCTATGCATAAACTAATTCTATCGATCTTGATGTCATTACTTCTTGTTTCATGTTCTTCATGTTTTAGAAGATATCCAGATCCATCTGGAAGAGATGCAAGAGAGATGATGTCACAGACTGTAAAGATAGACGTCACAGTACATGGAATGTCACTATCTTTAGATAAGGATGGTAACGTCATAAAGAAAGAAGATAAGGCTGAGTGGACCGGATCTGGTGTCGTTGTTGTCGTTGACCACGATTCAAATCTAAGTCTTGTCCTATCAGCTGATCACGTTGTCGATATTCCAAAGTTAATCGAGATGGAAGATGAAGAAGGCAATCCAAAGTTATTCTTTTCTAAGAGCGCTGTTATAACTGTAGAAAGACTCAATGGATCAACTTGTAATGCAATTCCAGCTGAAATGGATCCAGATAATGATATCGGGACGATTGTAACAGATTGCATCGCTGGAGAGGCTGTTGTAATAGCTGACAGTCTTCCTCCAGTCGGATCTATAGTTACTGCTTCTGGAGCTCCACTTGGTATTCATCCAGCTGGAGTGTTCATCGTGACAGATGGTAGATACGTCGGTCTTGAAGAGAATGGCAAAGTAGTTGTTACACTTGCAACAACGTTTGGTGGTTCTGGTGGAGGAATCTTCTACAGAGGAAAGCTTTTTGGAATAGTTACGAATAAGGCTGGAAGATTTGAACATGCCAATACGGGGACATCTTTAGATCCAATCAAGAAAATAGTAAAGTCCGTCCTAGATAAAGCAAATGCCAATTGAGCACTCAGAATACCAGAATGTCACATTCGAAACAATAGATCAGGCTGTAGTATCGTGGTTTGATCAGACAGTTGATGCTCATGTTCTACAACCAAATGGTGATAGAAAAAAGGTAGTTGTTAACTTTTCAGCTGGAGAGCGCTGGATCACCGCACGTGAGCGCCGAGGCCTCCGTGATAAAAATGGTGTACTTATCCTTCCGCTCATCTCTTTGCGTCGTACGGGCATCGAGCCTTCTCCAACCATGTCTGCTTTAGGTACCGAGACAGCCACTCTACAGATATCAAAGAGAATTTCACCAAAGACAAATGACATTCAAAATCTTTACAAGAATAGAGATCCTCAATTTAGAACTCCATCTAAACCAACAGTTTATGAAGTTACAACAATTCCATTTCCAGATAGATCAATCATATCATATGAAGTTCAAATTCAGGCACAGTATATTACACAAATGAATACTATCCTTGAAAAGATGTTTCATGAACTAGATCTTAATAAATCATTTGTCGCACCATTTGAGAATGAAGGAAGACATCCGCCAATCGGTGTTCCATTCGAAGAAAGAAAACTTCTAGATAAAAGCTATGTCGTAGGATTTTTTGATGCTTCTGTTACTGATGGTGGTAACTTCGAAGAGTTCACAGATCAAGAAAGAATTGTAAGATTCAATACTTCCATTAGAGTACCAGCTGTTCTTCAATTGGATCCAGAGGGTGAGAAGCCATCTGTTCAAGTTGAAAGAACAGCATTCAAACTAGGATTCGCAGAAGAAAAGATCAAGTTTGTAGATGATCCATACGAACTAGAACTTATCTTCGGAGATGGAAAAGTAAGAGAGAAATAAGAGAAATTGCAAGAAACGGTCATTTGAACCGCGTCTTTGCTAATTAGAACGTGAAGGTGTCACCTTATATGTAGGTGCCCATCGTTAAATTTTCGGAGAGATAAAGACATGCAGAAATTTATGTCACCTGGGGTTTTTACCACTGAAGTTGATTTAAGCTTTCTGGCTCAAGGAGTTGCAGGAATCGGAGCCGTCCTCGTTGGTAGAACTCTGAAGGGACCAGCAATGGTTCCAATGTTTGTAAATGGTCTTGATTCATTTGCAAGTCTTTTTGGAGCTCCTACTCCAGGATACCAGCTTTCATATGCAGCCAAGAATTATCTAAAGAATTCAAATGCTTTGACTGTCGTAAGAGTTCTTGGACATGCTGATGGTACCACAACTACAAATGGATATACACTACCAGGAATTACAGGCATTTCAGACTCAGCTTCGGCTGGTCAACTTCTAGCAGTTCTTCACCACTCTGGTGCGGTATCTGTTGCTGGTGTTCCACTTGATGCAAACAACTTCATCGTTAGAGTTGGTTCAATCTTCGGTGCAACTGCTTCATTCCTCACATCTTCTGCGAACTACATCGAAAAGGTTCTTAACACAGACCCAACAAAGTTCTCTACATATGGTCACTATCTTTACCAGAACTTTAGCTATGTTACTCCAGCAGCTTCAGCTTCATGGGCTCCAGCCGGAGTAAGCGGCTCAACTCTTTCTTTTGCAAGAGACTTTACGCAAGGAACTTCTGCCTGGACTACTTCACAACCAGTCGGTGGACAAGTATTCAATCTATTTAGATTCCACACATTGGCTCACGGTCGCGCAACAAATAATGATATCAAGGTGTTGATCGCGAATGTGAAGCCATCTCCAGCTCCAACAGCAACTCCGTTTGGAACATTCGATGTTATCGTAAGACAGTTCTCAGATACAGATCAAAGAGTTGTGACGCTCGAGACCTTTACAGGTTGCAACCTCGACCCATCTTCAAAGAACTTTATCTCTCGTGTAATCGGTGATCACCTAGAAGTATTCGATACAACTCAGAGAAAGTTCCTAGGAAGCGGAGACTTCAACAGCAAGAGCAAGTTCGTCCGTGTAGAACTTGACACCTCAGTTAATGCCCCACTTGAAGCAATTCCATTTGGACATAGAGGATACACTAAGGGACTCTTCTCTGGATCTGTCGCAACGATTCCAGATATGAAGTTGACACAGACTCAGTTCGATAGAGTTGGAAACCTTGATCAAAATATCTGCTGGGGAATTTCATTTGTATCTGGTGGAATCGAAGA